ACCTGCAGCCGGCCCGCATCGCTGGCCTATGGGAGGCAGACGTGAAGGCCTGCCAGGGCGTGCCGGATGCCGATGGCCTGTGGGCCCGGTTCCACATGGTGCAGCTCCCTGAGTGGGACTACCGCTACCGCCCCACCACGGTGCATCTCACCCCGGTGCTATCCAACCTCTACAAGGCCATTGACGCCACCGCGGCGCGGCTGCCGATGCCGGCGCCCGGCAAGAGCTGCGAGATCCTGCTGGCGGAAGATGCCATCCCCCTGTGGACCCAGTGGGTGGATGACCTGCTGGAGATGCGCAGGGCGCGCACTCTGCAGGAAGACAAGGGCTACATCATCAAGCTGCGCGGAACCACGCTGACCCTGGCCCTGCTCATCCACGCCATCCGCTGCGGCGCCAGCGGCATTCGCATGAATGGCCCGATCAGCGCCGACACCCTGATGGCAGCGATCAGCTTCGCTGGCATGCTGATCGTCGAACGCGATCGGGTGCTGTGCGCCGTGCGGGATGCCGACGCCACCGGCAAGGTCAAGGAGCTGCTCGCCCGTGGTCAAGAGTGGCGCCGCGCCAATGGCCCTATCCCTGTGCCCCTCGATCAGCTGCGCAAGTGGTGCCTGCCGCAAAAGCGCATGAAGGCTGCCGAGCGCCGCGCCTGGCTGGAGCACGTCGTTAGCGATGCCCCGGACATGGGGGAGCTCAGGGAGGTGCAGCGGTCGCTGCAGTGGCTGCCGCCTGCCTGAAGCGCCCTCACCCCGACTGAGGGCATTCCACCCGGCATTCCACCCCGTTCACACCACTCCACACCGGGCGGTGTGAACGTAATCCATTGGAATGACTGGTGTTAGGGGCAATTCCACCCATTCCACCCACTTACGGGGAAAGAAGGGAGAGAGTGCCCTGGAGGTTAAGAAAAAATAAAGAGAGAGAGTATAAAAGTAATTCTCTCCCTATGGGGTGAAATGGGTGGAATAGGGCAAGGCGCCTGTCGTGGACAGGATTCTATTTCACACCGCCAGGGTTGAAATGGGGTGAAATGGGGTGGAATCGCTTTCAACCCTCCGAAATCCGGTTGTTTGGTGCTGATGGGTGCAACTGGCGGTAGGATGCCCCTACCCGCTATCGCTGCATGGAATCGGCCGACACGTCCCGTCTCATCACGTGGAATACCCCATCCGGCGTTCGAAGTTCTTCCTCCTACTCCGACCACGCGGCGCGCATTGATGCCATCGCTCGTCGCTTTGTGGAGTACGGATGGAGCGGCGATGCTTCCCTTCAGGCTGCCGCGACACTGATCGGGGCCATGTCCGTGGACAATTCGATCAGTGCGGCCGCGGATCCCATTCGTGAATCGCTCGACACCATCGCCCAACGTCTCCTCGCCATCCCCTCCCCGTGAACGTCCTGCAGCAGCTACGCGCCGCCGTGGCCCAGGAAGGCGCCTCGACCACTCCGCCGGTGCCCACACCCGCCCCATCGCCTGCAGCCCCCGCAGCGGCGCCCCTGCGGCCCTGCCCGTTCACGTTCGGCGACTGGCTGCCCCGCACCGACCCGCAGGCCCACCCCGGCGAGGCTCAGCGTGCAGTGCTGCTGGGTGGCGCCGTGGTGGCCTGGTGGCGCCGCGAGTGGATGCCGCCGCTGCCTATCCCCAGCTACAGCCCGCCCATCACCCTGGAACCGTACCAGCGCAACGCGATCTACCTGCCCGACGGCAGCGAGGTGGAGAGCAGCTGCTGCCCTCAGACTGCTCTGCAGCGACTCGCCGCACGTCTCGGCGCTTGATCCATGGCTAACCCCCAGAAACGCAAGGGCAGCGCCTTTGAGCGGCTGATCGCCGACTACCTGGCGGAGCGCATCCCCTGCGAGCGCATCCCTGCCGGTGCCACCCTCGACCGCGGCGACCTGTGGACCGCGGCCGCGGCGATCCAGTGCAAGAACCACCGCACCCTGAGCCTCGGCGCCTGGCTGCGCGATGCGATGGAGCAGCAGGTCAACGCCGGGAAGCGCCTCCATGCCCTGGTGGTGAAGCGCAAGGGCACCACCGACCCGTCGCAGCAGTTCGTGGTGATGAGCCTGGAGCAGTTCCGCGAGCTGCTGGGCGAAGTGTGACAATCCATCAACCGGCCACCTACGGCCACCCCAGCCCATAAGGGACGCGCTAAGGTATGGGGACAGGAGCCGAGGCGCTCCGCCACTCACCGCCAGCCATGACCGCTACCACGCCTTCCGTTGAAATTCGCAAGACCGGCCGCTCCTACAGCGTGTTTGCTGGAGTCAGCTGCCTAGGCCGCTCTTTTAAGACTCGCGAACGCGCCCAGTCCTGGGCGGACCAGAACAGCGGTTTTTTGGCCTACTGGGCCGGCAGCGCATCAGCAAGCGTGGAAAATACTCCCGCCCGCGAGCTGATCGCCTAAGCAGCCTCCACCACATCACTAACCCACTCACTGCCAGCCATGACCGCTACCTTCCAAACCGGCTCCCGCTATCAACTCACCTTCGTTGGCAACGCCGACCTTCACGTCACCTACGAAGTGCTCAAGCGCACAGCCAAGTTCGTCACCCTGACCGATGGCATCGATGTTGTTCGATGCAAAGTGATGGAGTACGCGGGCGAAGAGCAGTGCATGCCTGAGGGCTCTTACAGCCTGTGCCCCGTTCTTGGGGCTAGCCGGGAAGTTTCCGGCCCTATCGGAGTGCTGTCCACCGGCTGCGGCACCTGACAGCCACCCATCCCGCCGGGGGCTCACCCCGGCAACCACTCCACCGCATCAAACGCCATGTTCCGCTACGAAATCTCCTTCACCCCCCCCGGCTCGGCTCGCCTAATGGTTGAGATCAGAACCGGCAAAGCACCGTGGGAGGCCACCGACCAACTACGGGCTGAGCACGGCACCGAAATCAAGATCTTCCAAACCCGCTGCTTGTAATGCCTGACCCCACCAACGCCTCCCTGGGCGAAGCGCTTGCCGACACCTACGGCTGCTCGTTCTTCAACACTCCCGCTCTGATTCGCGCTTTCAGGGACTGGCTGTTGCCGGAGGAGCCGGAGCCTGATGACATCAATAGCGAGGATTGGCGCGTCTGGGACGACCGCCGGGACCTGCGCACCCTGCTCACCGAACAGGCCCGCATCGCGGAGAACGACCCCAGTGCCTGACCCCCGCAACGCCGAACACCAGCGCCGCTGGAGAGAACGCCAAGCCGGCCGCCTGCCGCCTGTGGAGCGCCCCTGCTGCACTTCCTGCGGCAAGATCCATCGCGGCGCCCACGGCGCCCTCTGTGCCGGCTGCTGGGAGCGCATCACGCCGGAGGGCAAGGCAGCCCACGCCGAGCGGGTCAGGCGTGCTCAGCGCCGCAAGCGTGACGGATTGTGAACTGGCCGCCCTGATGGTCGCCATACCGTAAGGGACGCGCTAAGGTATGTTCATCGGAGGGACGCCCTCCACCACTCGCCAGCCAGCCATGACCGCCACCTACTTCGCCGGCCTCAGCACCCCTGAAGAAATCAAGCGCGCTTACCGCGACCTCGCCCGCCAGCACCACCCCGACCTTGGCGGCGACCTGGAGACGATGAAGGCCATCAACGCCGCCTACCACGCTGCCCTGAGTGGCCAGAACGGCAAGACCAGCGACGGCCGCACCTACAAGTACAACGCCAAGTCGGAGCAAGAGATCATGGATGTGATCGCTGAACTGCTCAAGATCCCCAACATGGAGATCAGCCTGATCGGCTACTGGATCTGGGTGCAGGGTGACACCAAGCCCGTCAAGGATCAGCTCAAGGCTCAGCAGTGCCGCTGGCACTCTGGCCGCAGCTGCTGGTACTGGAAGCCCGCATGGTGCGGCAAGAGCCGCAGCAACCCCGGCGGGCTGGAGACGCTGGCCGCCAAGTACGGCTATCAGGGTTTCACCAGCAGCGAGGCCAATCAGCCTGCCGCACCCCGCCAACTGGCCGCCGCCTGACGGCCATCCCCTACACTGCCCTCGGTGCATGGCGCATCGAGTGGACCCCGACCCTCGCCCTGGCAGGCGGGGGTTTTTCATGCCCGCTGGCAGACTGTGCGCAGATGCCCTGCCACCGTGAAGCGCGCCGCCACCCCTTGGCACCTGCTAGACCGCTCGACACCATGGCTGGCCTGGTGGCAGGAGCTGATCCTCAACTGGGTGTCGTCGTGGAATTCCATTGGCTGTTTGACCGTTGTCAGTGCTGCTGACCCTGAAGAGTTCGCCGCCTGGGATTTGCCCACTGATCTGGAGCTGCAGCGGATGGAGCTGGAGGAGCTGCTGGCCGTGGGAGAGGGTGAGGGGTGATGTTGGAGCTCTCGATCACAACCAACATCCCCGAGAAGGTCGGCAAGCTGGCGCTGCTGACGGATCTGCAGTTCCGCTATGCCGTGGCCCAGGCCATGACCGACAGCGCCAAGGCTGGGCAGAAAGCCATCACCGACAGCATGAGCCGCTACATCGATCGGCCTACGCCATTCACCCAGCGCAGCACATACGTGAGCTTTGCCAACCCAAACAGGCTTAGCGCTGAGGTGGGCTTTAAGCAGTTCGCCGCCAAGGGCACGCCAGCTGGCAAGTACCTCTCTGCCATGGCCCGTGGTGGGGACCGCTCGCACAAGCGCTCTGAGTCGGTCCTGCGCGGTGCTGGCGCCATCGGCCGCGGCCAGTACATCGTGCCCCGCCGCGAGTGGCAGGGCGACCCTTACGGCAACGTCCCACGCGGCACCATGAGCATGGTGCTGAGCCAGCTGAAGGCCTATCAAGGCAGCCTGTCCTACATGAACGCCAGCGGCAGCGCCCGATCGCAGCGCAAGCGTGCCCAGGCTGGCCAGTTCTTCATGTCGCGATCAGGTCGGGCGATCCTCTACCGCCCGCCTGGCGGTGACAGCCGCGACGTGGAGACGGCTTTCATGGTGCTTGACGATGCACCCAACCATGAGCGGCGCTTCCCGATCGTGCGCATCCTCAACGAGGAGGTGGCGCGTGAGTATCCCCGGCTGATCAAAAGCAGCCTGGAAGCGGAGCTGCGGCGGGCTGGGTTCGGGTAAGGGCGGGTGATAGCTGGGGCTGCGGGCATAACGGTAGCGTGATAATGGCGCGGGTCCTCCTGGGGAAAACGCGGACTGCGGTGTATGCGAAGTACGTCTTTTTCCTAGCGGGTGATTTTTGGCGTGGTTACAGAAAAAACGGGAGATCCTTACAAGCCGCTTACAAAACCAACAGAAAGCCGTCCTAAACCCCGCTCCACCACTGGCGCGAGCACCCTGTAACCTGAGTTACAACCGCTCCCACCCTATGCCCCGAAAGCCTCCGCAGCCGGTGATGCCGGACAAGCTGGAGCGCTGGCCGATTGAGCGGCTGGTGCCCTATGAAAAAAATGCGCGAACCCATAGCGCGGAGCAGGTGGCGCAGATTGCCGCCTCAATCCAAGAGTTCGGCTTCACCAACCCGATACTGGTCGCCAGCGATGATGGCATCCTGGCGGGCCATGGCCGACTGGCCGCGGCCAAGGATCTAGGCCTGGCCGAGGTGCCGGTGGTGGTGCTTGACCACCTGACCCCGACGCAGCGCCGGGCCTATGTGCTGGCGGACAACAAGCTGGCGCTCAATGCGGGGTGGGATGAGGAGCTGCTGCAGCAAGAGATCGCTGCGCTCAGTCTGGTGGACTTTGACCTGTCCCTAATAGGCTGGTCGGAAAATGAGCTGGCGGGGCTGCTGGACCCGGAGGGGATTAACGAAGCCCCGAAAGAGCATGAAGGGGCGAAGGAGTACGGCGAGGACGAGTTTAGTGAGTTTGAGCACAAGTGCCCCCGCTGCGGCTTTGAGTTTAATGGCGACAAGTAGGCTGCGCCGATTCACCGGCCCCTGGCGGCTGGCAGACCTGAAGCAGGTCCCAAGCAATGGCCTTACAGCATTCAGCTGCTTTCACTGCGGCGGCGGATCAACGATGGGCTACAAGCTGGCCGGCTTTCAAGTGCTAGGCGGTGTTGAAATTGACCCGGAGATGATGGCCATCTATCGGGCCAATCACAAGCCGAAGCACAGCTACCTGATGGGAGTGCAGCAGTTTAACAAGTTGCCGCTAGACGAAATCCCTGATGAGCTAAAGAACCTGGATCTGTTAGACGGCTCGCCGCCGTGCTCATCGTTCAGCATGGCTGGCAGCAGAGAAAAGAAATGGGGAGATGCTCACCACTTCCGCGAAGGGCAAGTGAAGCAGGTACTAGATGACCTGTTCTTTCATTTCATCGAAGTTGGCCAGCGGCTGCAGCCGAAGGTGATCGTGGCTGAGAATGTGAAAGGGTTAATCCTCGGGAACGCTAAGGGCTACGTCAAAGAGATCTTTGCAGCATTTAAGGAAGCGGGCTATGACGCTCAGTTGTTCCTGTTTAACGCAGCAAGGATGGGAGTGCCGCAGGCTAGGGAGCGGACGTTTTTTATTGCGCGGCGGCGGGATCTGGGGTATGAGAAGTTGACGATGAGGTTTGATGAGCGGCCGATTAGCGTTCGGGAAGCTTGGGAAGATTTGCCGCCGCAAAAAGGAGACAAGCTCCCGCCTTGTTATGCAAAGGTCTGGCCAAAAATCCCACCTGGGAAGGCAGGGCGTGATTATGGGGCATCTGGGCTGCAGGTTCACAAGATAAATCAATCCGCCCCAGCAAGAACAGCAATCTCCCAAAGCTGGCACACATTGCATGATCAGGAGCCGCGCAATCTTTCAGCGCTAGAGCTGACTCGTATTCAGTCATTCCCTGATGATTACAACTACGGCAAGCCGTCAGACCGCCACGCTGGCTACGTCTGCGGAATGTCCGTCCCCCCATTCATGACCCAGCGAGTGGCGCTGGAAATCGGGCGGCAGTGGTTCGGGAAAGAGTACGCATGAACCTAGAGGCCTACGCCAAGCACCGAAAGGCGCGGGGCCTCCGCGGCACCAGCCACGTCGCGGTGATCAAGGCGATCGACACCGGCCGCCTCACCGAGCCTGCCGTGCGCAAGGTGGGCGGCCGCTGGCAGATCGACGCGCCCCTAGCCGATGCGCAGTGGGCCGGCAACACCAGCAACATGCCCGACAGCGGCACCGAGCTGCCGGAGCCGCCGAACACCCGCCAGCCGCACCCGGAGGGCGGCGGGCCATCGCTAGCCCAGGCCAAGCGGGCGAAGGCGGTCTATGAGGCGGAGCTGACCAGGCTAGAGCTGCAGCGCACCAAAAAGGAGCTGATCTCTGCCGATGAAGTGAAGCAGGAAGCCAGCCGCCTCGGCCGCCAGGTCCGCGACCTGCTGCTGACCATCCCCGGCCGTAATGCCGCGAAGGTGGCCAGCATGCAGGACACTCAGGCGGTGCGTGATCTGCTGGAGGCCGAGATCACCAACGCGCTCAGGGGGCTGCAGCATGAGGCCGCTTGACGCCGCGACGATCTACCGCCAAGCCTTTATCGAGGCCCTACAGCCGCCGCTCGACCTGACCGTCAGCGAGTGGGCGGATCAGAACCGGATCCTGACCCGCCGCAGCAGCTCCGAGCCCGGCCAGTGGCGCACCGACCGGGTGCCCTACCTGCGCGAGCCGATGGACCTGCTCAGCCCGCGCGAGAAGCGCATCAAGCGGGTGGTGCTGCTGTTCGGATCACAGACCGGCAAGACCGAGGTGGGCCTCAACTGGCTGGGCCGCACCATCGCCCTAGACCCGTCGCCGTTCCTGGCGATGTTCCCCACCGAGAGTTTCGCCAAGCGCCAGATCCGCCAGCGCCTCACGCCGCTGTTCACCGACTCCCCGGCGGTGGCGGCGAAGCAGATCAGCACGAAGTCCAGGGACGCGGCCAACGCCATGTTCCTGAAGGAGTTTCAGGGCGACATGCTGGTAAGCATCATCGGCGGCAACAGCGGTAGCGCTGCGCAGGGGATGCCGGCGCAAAACGTCTGGGCTGATGAGGTGTCATCCCTGCCGCTGGAAATGGATGACAAGGGCGACCCGCTGGAGAATGCCGAGGCCCGCCAGACCAACTTCCCCGACCGCAAGGCGCTGGTCACCTCCACCCCCGGCAGCCGCGGCGCCTGCAGGATCACCAGCGAGTTCGAGGTGCGCAGCGACCGCCGCCGCTATGGCGCCCTGATGCCCTGCTGCGGCGGCCATGCCGTGATTGAGTGGCCGCACATGGTATGGGATAAGCGCGACGGCGAGGTGTGGTGCCAGTGCCCACTGTGCAATGAACGGGTGGCGCAGCACCACAAGACCGCCATGCTGGCCGGCGGAATCTGGACACCTACGGCCAAGGGCGACGGCGAGACGGCAGGCTTTCACCTGCCGGGCTGGTATGCGCCGTATGGCTGGCTGAGCTGGGAGAAGATCCGCGATGAGTTCCTGCGCGCCAAGGCGGACCCGCTGCTGCTGAAGGGCTGGGTGAACAAGCGGGCCGCTGAGGCCTGGGAGGATGAGAGCCTGGCGAAGGTGAGCGCCGATGGCTTGATGGCCCGCGTCGGCGGCTACGGCCACGGCACCTGCCCGGATGGTGTGCTGGCGGTGCTCATGTCGGTGGACGTGCAGGACACCTGGCTGGAGGTGTCTGTGTGGGGCTATGGCCGCGGCAAGCCTGAGCAGGCCTGGCGGATCTGGCACCAGAAGATCGAGGGCGACCCGGGGCAGGATCACGTCTGGGATCAGGTGACGACGATCCGCGAGATCGAGTGGCCGCACGCAAACGGCGGCAAACTGAAGGCGATCCACTGCGCAGTTGACACCGGCGGCCACTACACCAGTGAGGGGTATGACTACTGCCGCCGGTACGCCAAAGAGGGTGTGGTGGCCATCAAGGGCAGCAGCCAAAAGAACGCGCCGCCGCTCGGCAAAGGCTCAAAGCAGGACGTGACCTTCAGGGGCAAGACCGTGAAGGGTGGCGTCACGCTCTACATGATCGGCACACACGCAATCAAGCGGACCATCTACAGCCGCCTCAAGATTGAAGAGCCCGGCGACGGCTACATCAACTTCGACGACGCCACCACGGAAGACTACCTGCAGGGCCTCACCTGTGAGCGGCTGCAGCCGCGCTACGTGAAAGGGTTTCAAGTCTTGGAATGGGTTAAGCCATCCGGCGCCCGCAACGAGCCGCTTGACCTGAAGGTGTACTGCCTAGCGATGCTGGAGCTGCTCAAGCGCCGCTACAACCGCGCCACCATGTGGGACCAGTTGGCGGCACAACTGGCGGCCTCCGTAGCCTCTAAGGGAGAGCCCGCGCCGCGCCGGGCCCGATCCTTCAGCGTGATATGACCCAGCCGGCCGAGCTCTACCAAGGCGATCTAACCAGCTGGATCGAATCCCGCATCGCCCCAGACGCCACCGCCGTGACCGTGTGGCTGCGCGCTGCAGCAGCTGGCGCCGGTATCGAGGCAGTGGCCACCGACACTGACGACGGCTGGAAGGTGGAGCTGAGCGCCGCCACTACGGCCACCATGGCAGCCGGCAGCTGGGAGCTGCAGATTGTCAGCACCGTCAACGGCGCCCCGCTCACTACTGGCCGCGGCAGCCTGACCGTCCGCAAGAGCCTGGCCTTCAGTGGCACCCCGGGCGCGTTCGATGATCGCAGCCAGGCGCAAAAGGATCTAGAGGCCGTTGAAGAGGCGATCCGCGCCCTGGCCACGGGTGCGGTTGAGTATCAGATCGGCTCTTTAGGTTCCGGCGGCAGGAAAGTTCGCCGGGTGGACCTGCCGGATCTGATCATGTGGCGCGACCGCCTCAAGGCCGAGGTCGCCCGTGAGAAGCGCGCCGAGATGATCGCGCAGGGCCTCGGCGATCCGCGCCGGCTTTATGTGCGGTTTCAGGGGGTGAGCTGATGGGTGTTCGATCTTGGCTGCAGCGGCAGATCCTGACCACTCGCCACGGCCGACAGCAGGGCCAGCGGATGTTCGAGGGTGCCAGGCGCAACCGGCTGCTCCACGACCTGGTGGCGCCGACCACCTCCGCTGATGCCGAGCTGCGCGTCAGCCTGGCGGTGCTGCGCGACCGCTGCCATCAGCTGGTCAGGGACAACCCCTATGCCCGCCAGGCCAAGCGGACCACGCAAATCAACGTGGTGGGGCCTCGCGGGATCCAGATGCAGGGGCAGATCATGAAGGCCAACGGCACGGAAAAGGACGTGCGCCGCAACCGGCTGCTGGGGGAAGCATGGCGCCGCTGGTGCCGGCCGGATACCTGCGACGTGGCGGGCCGGCTGTCGTTCCACGGCTTCGAGATGATGGCTGCCGGCAGCCTGCCGGAGTCGGGCGAATGCCTGATCAGGATCGTGCGGCAGCCGATGGGGCAGGGCCGCACCCCGCTGGCGCTGGAGCTGATCGAGGCGCACCAGCTCGATGAGGACAAGAGCGGGGTATCAGATCGCGCTGGCCACGAATGGCGGCTAGGCGTTGAGATCAACCAATGGGGCAGGCCCACCCGGTACGCCATCCTGACCCGCCACCCTGGTGATGTGGAGCTGGGCCTGAACCGTCGTGGCGTAGAGCGGAAGCACGTCCTGGTGCCGGCGGCGGACATGATCCATGTGTTCATGCCGGAGCGGATCGGGCAGAACCGTGGCGTGCCGTGGTTGGCGTCGGTGATCACAACTGTCCATGGGCTTTCTGAATACGAAAAGGCTCACCTGGTACGGAAGCGCGTCCAGGCGGCATCGCTGGGGTGGATTCAGACGCCCGATGCCGGGCTGACCGGTGATGCGGTGGAGGATGGCAAACGGCTATTCAACACTGAGCCCGGCGCCTACAACATCCTTGAGCCCGGCGAGGTTCCGGTACCGCCGAACTTCGGACCTGACGACGGCCAGTACAGTCATGTAGTAAAGAACCTGACGAGGCGGTTTGCGGCTGGGTTCGGGTGTAGTTACGCGACCATTAGCAAGGATTTCGGCGACACGAACTACAGCAGCATGCGCACCAGCGTGCTGGAGGATCGCGACCACTGGCGGGTGGTGCAAAGCGCGATCATTGAGGTGTTCCACCAGCGCGTATTTGAAGAGTGGCTACGCGCTGCAATGCTGGCGGGTGAATTGCCGTCACCAGCTTTTAATGACTACTGGACTAGGCCAGAAAGGTATAACGCTCCGCGCTGGCAGGCTAGATCTTGGGACTGGGTGGACCCAGTTAAGGATGTTTCCGCCATGGAAAAAGCCAAGGCGATGCTACTGAAATCTCACAGCGAGCTGATAACTGAATACAGCGGCGAGCAGTTTGAGCAGGTGATGGCGCAAATCGCCATGGAGAACCAGCTCAAGGAATCCCTTGGCCTGATGCCCACCGTGGAGGAGGCGCCAAAGCCTGCAACACCACAGCCCGAGCCGGAGGACAACGACGACCAAGGCGACGACGATCAGCCCCCGGTCGCCCCATCCGTAGCCTGAGGCCAGCGACTATCCGGCTTTGGATCTCACGAAACTCAAAGGCCCCCAGCGGCGAGAGCTGCCAGGCGGCATGCAGCTGGAAGAGAAGACCGACGAAACGCTCACATTCTCGTTTTCTAGCGAGGCGCCCGTAGAGCGATTCTTCGGCCGCGAGATCCTGGTGCATGAGCAAGGCGCCATGGACCTGTCGCGCCTGAACGATGGCGCGCCGTGGCTCTGGGGGCATGACCCCAACAAGGTCTTGGGCGTTGTCGAAAAGGCCTGGCTGGGCGACGATCGCCGTCTCTACTCCACGGTGCGGTGGAGCCCAAACACTACGGAACGTGGAACAGAAGAGCACCGCCGCCGCGTCGATATCGAAGCCGGCATCGTGCGCAACGTCAGCTTCGCCTACAGCATTGACGACATCGAAGAGCGCAGCGGCGACTTCTACGTGACCAGCTGGAAGGCCCTGGAGGTTTCCAGTGTCAGCGTCCCCGCCGATCAGACCGTAGGCCTGGGCCGCGCCATGGATGAGCCGGCGGCTGAGCCTGAGCCTGCTGCTGAGCCCACCCCGGAGCCCTCCGCATCGGCAGAGCCGACCGTGACGATTGACCCCGAGTTGGTCAAGTCTGCCGTTAGCAAGGCCCTCCATAGCCTGACAGCACAGACCGCCGAGCGGACTGACCCCACTGATCAAATCCAAATGACCACTGAGATCAACGTGGCGGAGGTGCA